GTGGGCGACCAGAACCAGATACGCAAGCCATGCCGTTTTTGGATGCTAATCGCAGGACTGCCGAAGCTATCGATCGGCGTATTGCAGGCGCATTTGAAGGTGCTACTCCAGAAAACGCACTTGCCATTCGACAGCAGGCTATTGCGCGTGAGGGCGCACAGATTGAAAAAGCAAGGCTATCTCAACTGCCAGTTAACGCTAGTGGCGTTGTTCGCTTTATGGACACCTTCATAAAGCAAAATCCTACGCTTGGTTTTACTAGCGTAATTAAAGATTACCGCGACAGGATGATGAAAGACATTCCTGAAGATGTTCGTTATCGGGAAGCTATCGCTCTTAATAAAGGCTTTCTTGAAACACAGCGTGTTATTAGTTCCAAATCTGAAAAAGAAGCTATTAAGTCTCTTGATCAGATTGTTAAAAATAATGAAGTAACTATTGGCAATAAAACATACGACACATCTACGCCCGAACTAAAAGCTAAAGCAATGGGCGCAATATCGCGTTCACTTAGCACAAAGACTGGCAAAGACCATGTGCGTGCTGTTTACGATACGGTTATTACTGGTCAAAAGCCGTATGATCGTATCCGTGACTTGCACAATATCAAGATGGATTTACAGCGTGACATGGCTACTATGACTCCATTTGAGCGCAAGATGATTAACCCAATTGCTCAAAAGATAGACAATGCAATTGCACGAGAAGTTAAAGACTGGGGTAACTATATGAAAGGTTACGCCATCCAAATGAATCGCCAAGTTTACTCCAGAGCAGTCGCAGGCTTTGACCGAAGTTCGCAATACCGCTAGAGCGTTGCAGTCTGTTCAGAATATCGGTAAAGATACCAACTCTTTGACTACTCAAAGAATGCAACAGGCAATGAAGTTAGATCCTAATACTGTGCCTGACATTGGATTTGGTGTTACCAGAACTGGCGCATGGATACTACAGCGCATTGACCGTAGAAAACTGCCAGAAGTTTACAAGCTGATGTCTGATCCGATCTACTTTGCCGAAGTGCTTAAAAACACACCACCGAAGTCGCGTTACCTGATGCATTCCCTGCGTAGCGCAATCATTGGATTTAATGCGCCAATTCTTACTTCTAACATCGGCACAACAGAACAAAGTAATGATCCGTATGCTTCTGCAGATGCAGAGTATTTGCAATATATGAATCTTAGCCCTGAGCAGATAGATGAATATAATAAAGCAAGAGATGCTATGGAAGGGTCTGCCAATGCAGGCAATGTCTACGGTCTACCGCCACAACAGTAAGGAACAGTAATGTCATATCTTTTTGCCAACAAACTGCAAACATTCTTTGATGCCAATGGCAACCCATTGTCTGGCGGTAAGATCTATGCCTACGCTAATGGCACTTCTACCTTGCAGAATACCTACAGCAACTCTGCGCTGTCTTCTGCGAACACCAATCCGTTGATCCTGAACTCGGCAGGCAAGCCACAACAAAACATCTACCTGTCGCCACTAAACTATCGGATGGAACTGTATACCAGTGCCGATGTTCTGGTCACCCAGTGTGCCGATGTGGTCGGTCAGTTGCCAGTGATTAACCCTGCTACCGATGCAGGCAAGGCTGTCGCTGTAAACAGTGGTGCTACTGCGTACACGCTGTCAACTATTGCTTCTGGATCGGCTTCCTACATCACCGTGGATGCCGAAGCAACTCTGCCGAACAGCTACCAAGCTGTCAGCACTGACTTCCTGACATTCACAAAGGTCGGTGACACGGTCAGTATCGGTCTGGCAAACCCTGTGGACTTTGGCGGTAAAGAATTAAAGAATGCCGTACTTAATCTTCAGCGCGAGAAAAAGAATGCTTTGTCTGCCCAGTCTGGTGCTGTCACCATTGACTACTCGCTCGGATCGGTTTGCACCATTGCTCAAACTGGCAACATCACTTCGGTCAGCGTTACCAATGTGCCTGCATCCAGTACGGTCACTTTGACCGTTATCCGCAGTCAGGCAGATGATACGCTTCGCACACTGACTTGGGGGTCTGCCTATAACTTCAGTGGTGGTACTAATCCGACTCTGTCGAACTCTGCCAGTGCTGTCGATGTGTTCACCCTGATCACCACTGACGGTGGATCGAACTGGCAAGTTGGCGCGGTAACTGGAGTCAGCTAATGCTTCGTAGTCTGTTGTTCGGAAACAATACTAGCGGTGCTACGGCTTCAATGACCGTAGCCATTGCGCCAGACTATATTGAAGAAAGTTTCATTCCTAACGGTGGATGGACTAGTTCAGACTGTGTGCCGACCGTGACTGGTGGCACAAGCCCATACACTTACACATGGTCTCGCGTTGGTGGTGGATCTAGTGCGATATCTCTGGCGTATACGCCTACCACTAAGGATATGGCATTCTTCGCGTCTGGCACGAATCAACGGTACTACGCCATGTTCAAGTGCCTTGTGACCGACTCATCTGGCACTCCGAAAACTGCCGAAGGCTATGTCGAGATTGCAGTCGGCTTCAATGTCAGCGCATACCCTGAAGGCTCAGAACCCTTATAAAAAAAAGACCACACCGAAGTGTGGTCAAGTCTGCGGAATGGAGTCAGAGGGATAAGACCGCAGAACCATGAATTGCGTGACCGCCGAAGCGGTGATCGATCGCGTGGCATCGGGAAAAGGAGTTAAACCGATACAGGGCATTCACGACCGTGGGAAGCGAACAGGAAACGCTCAAGCAGGATGATTACCAGTCAAACCTACAGCACCCACCAGAGACAATTCTACGGCTTTACACAGGCTTTCGTCAAGCACTTCGTTTTGCATCTCTAGCAGATCCATATCAGATCCGAACTGGGCGCGGAAGATCTTGCTACCATGCGCCAGACTGTCGCCGTAAATCTCTTGCATCTGCCTGCGCGTATATCCATACATAGGAACTCCGCGATGATGCCACGGACACAGACCGACCGTAAACATATGCCCCATGCGCTTGTTGCCAGACAGCAGATGGTGGATCTCGACATAACTGGACAGCAGTCTGCGCTTTTTACAGCACACGCATTCGCTTGCGTCTTTAATCGTGTCCATGCGCTTGGCTTCGGATTTGGTAGGGTTTCCTGTTGAATGCTTCATTACTTTCGTTTCTTTTTAGCGTCTTTGGCGACCGACAGAGCGATGGCTACGGCTTGCTTGTTAGGCTTACCTGATTTCATCTCTGCGCGAATATTTTTGGCGATCGTGGCTTGCGAGTAACCTTTTTTCAGTGGCATAACAGATCCTTATTGTGGCGTGAGAAAACACACGACCATTATAGCCATCACAATCGCAATGGCAATGTGTGCGAATAACTCATACGCTATTGCCTGTAATTTATCCTTCATAGCCGTTCCCATCATAGTCGTCACGCTGATTCATAAGTTCTTCGACATACCACTCTTCAAAATAATCCCAAGCGTTTGCGTCTTTGACTAACCACCGTAAAATGTGTGGCACAAGTTCTTGGATAGGCTGATCGCGCACATATTGCGTGGTTACTTCTACTTGTTCTTCGTATGGTATTTTTCCAATGTACGGCATGGTATGACTCCTGTGTGATTGATTATTCAACAATTTCAAAATTTTCTGCAAAAGCATCAGCAGTGCAAGTAAAGCAGTGTTCACCGCGAAGGCTGATGGTGTGCGTATAAAGATCTTGTTCGGCAGGCTTGTATACATTTGAAACACCGTCAATGGGATATTCCGAAACATCGACAATGATGCCTTTAGCAATGCCCGTTTTCCAGTTTTTTACAATTGCTTTCATGGTATGACTCCCGTTGATGGCAGTCGGAATTGACTGTCCATATGCGTAATTCTTGCATATCTACAGGATAATATGTTAAATAATAGTTAAATTCAGTAAATTATTTCCCACCAATAATATCAAGCACTTGCGCGAGGTCGGTTTCGGACAGGCTACGGAACTCTGTATGCCCGTCTGCGCGTTCCATTCTAGCAGGGCGACCGATGCTCAGGATCTGCGCTTCGATGGCTCTGGGATCGTTCTGGCGCGACCAGACCACTATTTCGTAGGCTACCTTGTGAGTACGGCTTACCTTCTTGATACGCTCATCCATGCAGGATGTCGAGGTAATCCCGATCTTATAGATTTGACCATACTCATCAGTACGGTCGATGCACTTCCAGATATACAAACAATCAGAGACGGCTTTGCTAACGGTCGGTGTTCCCGATCGTAAGGACTTGCGCCACAGGTCGTACTCTTTGCGCTTCAGAATGCATACCCTGAAAAAATTCTGGACACCGTACACGATTTCGATTACTGTATGCAAGTCGCCAGTTCGGTGACCGTCACGGCTCACGATAGTTATGCTGTCTGGAATGCAGGCAAGCCAAGAAAGTTCTACCAGATTAGTTGCGCTTTGATGTCGGCGCAGATACATAAAACACAGTCAGTGGTGATGCACAAGGTACAGGATGACCATCCTGCGGAAGATACCCATCCGAAAACGGTTTGTGATAATGACTGGTCTGGTACTACCGATAAAGCAAGAGCAGATGCCTAGTATCACCCAAAGGCATCATAGACCACCTATGGTTTATTAAAATCTACAAATGCATAAATTTTTTAAGCAAACAAAGTTTTTTATAAACTGCTTGCAAACTAATTTTGGTCGGTGTATAAATATAGGCACACCCAAACAGGACTACCACCATGACTGAATCACTAGAACTTACTCCGACCAATGAATCGAACTTCGACCGTTGGTATTCGTGCTATCCGAAAAAGCAGGCGCGTGAGTCTGCGCGTAAGGCGTGGGATAAGCAGAAGCTAGACAAGATCTTCAGCACGATTATGATCAAGTCACGCGCATTCGTTGAACACTATCGCGCCACTGGCAAGATGGACTTCCTGCCAATGCCTGCTACCTTTCTGAATCAACGGCGTTGGGAAGATGAGTTTGATACCAAGCCTACGCCTGAGTCGCGTGCGGTCGAAAGCAAGCCAGTCGATCTACGCATCAGGATGTATAACGGATCGATCTCTGCCAGATCCAGTGAGCGCGAGTCTGTCGAAGACAATTGCAAAGCCTACAATCGGTGGATGGAAGAATTAGGCGAACCGCATCGGGATTACAACTACTAATGGCTTACGGCTCTGGCAAGTATCACGGCGACAAAGAGCGCGGTCAGGCTGTCGAAGCTGAGTTTGTTGCCACTGCCAAAGCCAAAGGCTACACAGTAGAAGAATCATCAATCGAAGTAGACCGAAAGGATCACATCGATTTTTACATAAGCAAAAACGGCGTTACCAAGTCAGTAGACATTAAATCGATTCGCGGTGTTGGATCTGGGCGAGACAAAAACGAACACACTTGGATCGAACTCCAGAATGTAAAGGGTCGGCATGGGTGGATATATGGCAAGCAAGATCTGGTCGTATTTGAGCGCGTAGACCACTGGCTGTTTGTTGACCGTAAATCGATGGCGGTCTGGATCGATCTGGTTGTGGACAAGGGCAAAATCGTGGACAGGTACGGCGATCCAGTCTATGCGGTCTACAGCAAGGACACGGACAAGTCGATGACCACCCTAATCCGCTACGCAGATATGCCGTCTCAGGTTTTAAGATTTAGTTGGAAAAAGTGCTTGACATCTGATTTTACATAGAACTATAATTACATACCACCCACAAACAGGACTACCGCTATGACCAAGCCCATTGGCTTTGAAATTATCACCCAAGACGATCGACCGATGTCTGCTGAAGACCGTAAAGCCATCTACGGCTTTCTCAGCGCGTATGTAAAAGATAGTGAAGCAAAAGCCTACGCAATGTCGGAAACTGGATTCACTGACGATGAACTCAGTGATGCTTTTAACTTCAAGTACGGAGTCTAACCATGTATCCCAAACTCTCTGGCGTGGTTACGCCTGATCTTGTCCAGACCATCGGCTCTGGTAAATTCTCAGCATCCTATGTGAACTGGTCGCGCACCATGCAACTGTTGCGTGACAATGCACCAGAATGGCTTCCGTTTTCTGTGCCTGCGCCTGACGGCGGTATCGTGCATCGTGCGCCTGTCGGGGGCTATCTGCTGATTGGCTTCCGTCACGCTGATGGTCGTGAGACTCCGACCGTACCGCAAGCCGTTATGGATCACAAAAACACATCTATCCAGTTCGACCAGATTACGGCGCGTGACATCACCGACACGCATCGGCGCGGTATCTGTCTGGCTTCGGCACTGTTGTTCGGTCTGGCTTACGAACTGTGGGCAAAGGTCGATATCGAAGATCCGTACTCGCGTGGCAAGGCGCAAGTATCAGTTGAAGATGTCAGCGCAAAACTGCTGACACTCAAAACCGCAGAGGAATGTCGTGCTTACTACAAGACTCTGCCCAAAGCGATTCAGTCAGAAGTGACTGATGAATTTATAACCCGTGTCAAACAATTTGAGGAACAGGCATGAACAACTTCAGTGGTATTGGTCGCGTAGGCGGTGATCCTGTAGTCACCCAAACCAAAGACGGCAAGGCTGTCGCTACCTTTTCGGTCGTGGTCGATTCTGGCAAGCCCGAAGGCACAGCAAGCCGTTGCTGATAACTTCGATCCGTTCAGCGACAAAGTACCATTCTAAGGATTACTAATGTCTGACAAAAAGCACTTTTACTTGACCATGACTTGCGAAGAAATTGACCAACTGCGTGCAATCGGCGGTGGATCGTTAACTGCAGGACTTCGCGCACTTGTTGCCGTAGATGTCTCTGAGTTTACTTTGGACAAGCTGTATACGCACCGTACTTCTGTTCGCCTGTTGCCTGCAGATCTGCAGACCTTTAAGGATATCGGCGGTGGCAACATCACCAAAGGCATTCGCAGGGCATTGTCCGTAACTCTTTCTAAATCTGATCTTATCAACTAAGGATATTTATGCTCGATCCAAACAGGAAAAACTATATTACCGCAAGCAATGTCGGTGCAATTCTGGGTCTTGGCAAATACAAAAAGCCAAACGCAGTTCTGAATGACATGGTCAAAGCGTTTCGCGGTCAACTGGAATACAAGGATAACCCTGCATTCCAACACGGTCGTGATAACGAATACAAGGGCGTGCAGTACGCCAATGAGTTCATGAAGTTCATTGCCACTGGCGCGAGTCAGATGTTCGTTACCAAAGGCTTTCTGGGCGCAACACCAGACGGCATCAGCGAAGACGGCTCAGTCGTGCTTGAGATCAAAGCACCGTTCAAGCAAGACTACTCTGCCCATAACTACGAACTGTATATGCCTGAGTATTACGCACAGATGCAAGTGCAGATGTATTGCACTGGCGCACAGCGTGCGTTGTTTGTGGTGGTCGGTAGCGATGAACAGATTAGCCATGTCTTTGTTTCGTACAATGACGCATGGATGAAAAAGCATCTTCCTACCCTGAAAGAATTCTATGACTCTTTCAGGAAGATCGTGGACACAGACTCTGACTTGGATAACGCTGATGCCAAGCGACTGTACGAACTCAACAAGCAGATCAAACAATTGCAGGCTGAATATGACCAAGTTCGTGATGCGCTATTGGCTGAAAATCCTAACGGCGGTACTTTTGGTAATGTATCTGTTTCTATCATCGAGAAAAAAGGAACAGTAGATTACAAGAAGATCGTCAGCGAGTTTGCGCCACAGGTCGATGCCGAAGCGTATCGCGGTAAGTCTTCCAAATATGCGAAGGTGACATTCAATGACGAATGAAACAAGCGCAGAAAGCAAAGCCAAGAAGATGAATGCCAAGCTGAAAAGCGAGTATGCGCATTTGTATTTACTGGCAAAGTCAGCAGTAGACAGTTGGGAAGATCCGCTAACAGCAAAACTGGATCTTGAGAAACACATGGTCGAACTTCGTAACTACATAAGGAACTGAGCATGGACATTGAAAACGATGAAGTAGATATCAACGATCTGGGCAATGTGCCGACCAAGACGCTGATTAACCTGATTACGGATATTGAGAGTCTGAACTAATGATCATCTGCCGAAAAACAGATAGCCCCGAAGACATCGACCGTCTGGTCTCTGTATTGAAGGCAGAGATCAAGGACAGGCTTGCGTCTGGTCAGGACATCCACTGCAAGGTAGCGAACTACATACCCAAGCGCAGTCTGGAACAGAATGACAAGATGTGGACTCTGATACACCACTTCAGCAACACGCTACAGGTGGTCGTAAACGGCGAGAGCAGGCTTATTAGCCCTGAAGACATGAAGGACTACATGACTGCTCAGTTCCTGCTCGACATGGCGTTAGAGACGAACACAGCACCGAAGTTTGCCCAGACCAAGACTGGTCACTTTATCCTGCTTGGCAGTCGCACAAGCCGATTCACGATGAAGCTAATGGCAGAGTTTATTGAGTTTTTAGAATACATGAAGGCAGAGCATGACGCTGAAGCAGATCCAAAGTGAAATTGATGTTGCCACCAAAAAGATCATTGGCAAGTATTGCTTTGCCTGTGGGCGTTCTCGACCGATTGACCAGTTCGATCTGGTAGCCAAGAAGTCGGTCACAAAGTGCCGTGACTGCCAAGCCAAGTATGGAAAGAAGAAATGATAATTCCAGACAAGTTCAAAATTGCAGGGCATACGGTGACCGTAAAAAAGAATGCCAGACTTCCGTCTGACACTCACGGTCTCTGGACTAACAGCAAAAAGACCATCAAGTTAGCCAAGTTCCCAAAAGGTACTGCCCAGAGTTACATCTACCAAGTTTACTTTCACGAACTGGTACACTGCCTGTGTGACACGATTGGGCGTACAGAATTGGGCGAAGACGAAGGCTTTGTGGATGCCATGAGCGAAGCACTGATGCAGGCTCTGCTGACATCTGATCCGAAGATGCTGAAGGATGCCGATGGGCAAGAAAGTTGATATAGTCTTAGCATATGCGCCACCGACCGTTAACCATTACTGGCTACAGCGCGGTCTACGGCGTTTTCTGTCCAAGAGGGCGAATGCCTTCAGGCGCGACATTAAAGACCACTGCAAGGGTCACAGGCTTGAAGGACTGCTGTCTGTGCGCATTGACTACCATCCACCAGATCGGCGCAAGCGCGACATTGATAACATCATCAAGCCGATACTGGATGCGCTACAGCACGCAGGGCTGTTTGAAGATGATTTTCAGGTCAAAAAAATAACCGCCACCAGACACGATGTCATTAGTGGCGGTTCGTGTGTAATTACGGTGGCTGAGTTAATCGACTGACTCAGTGTTCCGATCCAGAGCATCGACCAGATCCTGCTCTGCGTACTCCAGATCGCGCTCTGCATTGCGCAGATCAGACAGCAGATCGTTGAAGTCAAGTTCTGTAATAAAGTCATAGTTAGCCTGAAAGACGCGCTCACAGACTTCTTGGTACTTGTCGTAGTTCATCGAATGTAGGATGTCGCTAACGCTGTAGCCGTAGACGACCGTAGGATTTTCACGGTCGATCAGGGTACGGACTACAGACTCATAGTCGCCCCAATACGGCTTCCAGTTGGTAATTTCTTCTTTGGCGCAATCCAACAACTCGCGCTTCCAAGCTATGGTTTTTTGCAGTTCTGCGATGTTAGACATAGTTAGACTCCTGTTTGTGGTATTACATATGTTACAGCAAACACATAGACAGTCAACAAGATATTTTGTATGGATTATTAGCCAATACAAATCAATGACTTGCGTAGGGGGGCTTATGGGTTTATTATCCAAAAAGTGCCATAAAATGGCTAAATTGCGCAGAATTTGAGGTCGTATGTCAAAAACTATTAGTGGACTGCCGTTAGCTGAAACCCTGACTGGCGATGAACTTCTGCCAGTTGTGCAGGATGGAAACACCGTACAGGCTACCGTTGAACAAGTGGTGGCTCTTGTTGGGAATACGGCGGTCTGGGGCAACATAGAAGGCACGCTGTCTAACCAGACCGATCTGCAAACGGCTTTGGATGCAAAAGTTCCTTACACTGGCGCAACAGGCAATGTCAACTTAGGCGAGTATGGACTTACATCAGGATATTTTCAGGCAGATCTAACACCATCAGGCGCATCTGCTGTTGGTCGGATGATATGGAATCCTGACTTCAGGACTACCGACTTAGGCTTGGGCGGTGACAATGTTGTTCTGCACATTGGTCAAAAACAGGTAATTCTGGTCGTAAACAAGACGGGTGCTACCCTTACTGGCTCTGATTATCAAGTGGTTAAGATTTCAGGCGCACAGGGACAGCGACCAAAGGTAGCATTGGCGCAGGCTAATAATGACGCAAACTCTGCTGACACCATTGGCATTGTCAATGAAACGATTACTAACAACCAAGAAGGCTTTGTCTGCACAACTGGTACGATTACCAACATCAACACGACTGGCTCGATGCAGGGCGAAACATGGGCTGATGGCGATGTGCTGTACCTATCGGGAACTACGGCAGGGCAAATCACAAAAATAAAGCCACAAGCACCGATTCATACCGTCATTGTCGGCTTTGTTATCTATGCTCACGCTAATCAGGGCAAGATTTATGTAAAGGTCGATAACGGCTATGAACTTGACGAACTGCACAATGTAAGAATCAACGGCGTAACGGATGGTCAGGTTTTAGCTTACGACTCTACCCTTAGCGTCTGGGAAAACATCAACCAGTCTGCCATTACTTCTGGCAACTCAGATAAGGTAGACGGTTATCATGTCCAAGTAGACGGGACAGGCACAGATCCAAATACGATTTACTTCAAGACGACTGGCGGTGTCGATCCAAGCCAAGCAATTTGGGGTGATATTACTGGATCTATTGTAGACCAGACGGATCTGTATAACGCACTCGTCACTGGATCATACGCTACTGGCAACTGGAACATTAACGCATCTAGTGTAGATGGATACAGCGTTCAGGTAGACGGAACTGGTACTGATCCGAACACCATCTACTTCAAGACCACTGGTGGATCGATATCGGTGGAATGGGGCAATGTCACTGGCAAACCGACCACCATTGCAGGCTACGGCATCACCGATGCCTATACGATTGACGAAGTAGATGATCTGCTCATAGCCCTGAACAACGCCAAAGCCAATGTCGCCACTACACTGGCAGGCTACGGCATCACCGATGCATACACCAAGATCGTGAGCGATGCGCGGTTCTTGGGCATCACGGCTACGGCAGTCAACTCCGACAAGGTCGATGGCTACCATGTCCAAGTAGACGGAACTGGTACAGATCCAAACACCATCTACTTTAAGACGACTGGTGGAAGCGTTAGCGTAGAATGGGATGATGTATCAAATACCCCGACTACTGTTGCAGGATATGGAATAACGGATGCCGTTACAACTTCGGGCAACCAAACTGTTGGTGGCACTAAAACATTCTCAAGCACGATTACGGGTTCAATTACTGGAAACGCAGGGACTGTAACTAACGGTGTCTACACTAGTGGCGACCAAACAATCGGTGGCAATAAAACATTCTCAAGCACCATCATTGGCTCTGTTTCTGGAAATGCAGGAACGGTAACTAATGGTGTTTATACTA